CGGTAAACCTATTAGCTTTATATTAATCCCGATCAAAGTCGTATTATCACCTGGCTTTAAGTTCTGCAAGTAGTTTTCCGGGGACAACCAGTTACCGCTCTTCTTACGCTTTTTAGGTGCAAACTTCTTTTGGATGGGTTTACCGGTTATTGGACTTATATCCACATCATCCACATCCTGTATTACATCTTTTTCGTCTTTACTCATCATATTTCCTTTCTCTGTCAATTTATAACAAATATTACTTGAAGTAGTAAAAGTAGTGGAAAATCAAAAAATGCGGTAAACCTTACTTATATACTGTAGACGTCTACAGTATACAGAAGAAATTATACGCAAAAACGAAAGTTTTACTACTTCTACTACTTCATGTCACAAATGTTACATTTATAAAATAGTGCATATTTATACCCATTTCAATACATTTTGCTTTAAATTTTACGCTAATGGCACTCTATTTCATTACCCCAACAATCCCAACCTTCCTTTTCATTTCTAGCATATATCTCTAATCTTTTAGAATTGGGATATAAGTTCTCAATCATTTCATATGCAATTATCGGTTTCTTACTATGCTTAGTAACCTTTTCTCTAAACACAGAATGGTACTTACCGTAACAGTTCTTAGCAACTGGTATAAATTCACCCTTATACATGTACAGTAAATATTCATGACCATATCGTATAGTAAAGGCGGCGGGTATCCTGATAACTTTTTCCCAAATCATTCGGGTATGCAGTTTATAACCTAATTCCTTTGCAAGTTCTTCCGCCTCATGTAAATACTTCTCAATTGTCCATAGAAACAAAATGCTATTATCATTACTCAATTCGGTAGCTAGTGCTAAATGCTCTTTTATTTCATCAAGTGATAACACATTATAGTCAAGCGATGTACCACTTGTTAATGGTCTAGCTTTCTTTTTCCCACCTTTAGACTGTCGCCATGGTGGGTCTGCATATATGATGTCATACTTGTTAGTCGTATTAAATATATCTACAATCATCTATTTCACCTATTACATATCCACTTTATAATACATACTTTTACCATCCGGTGCTTGTAGTTTCACAAATTGGGGGAAATTAAGTCCTCTAATAAAGACGGACTCATACTGTGTATCTACCAGCTTTAACCCTGTTTTATGCTCTCGTTCACATTTAGCAGCCTTATTCATATCAGAATAAATCGATTTACATATACTACATTCATATCTTTTAACTTCATTCATTATCAATCCTCCTTAACGGTTATCAAATCCGAATTACCAGGAATATATGTCCTCCTAATTCCCTCTCTAGACTCAACTTCTATCGATATTGGAAAGTTGGGAATAAAGTTTGTCACATAGTTACTCTTCACAATCTTAAGTCCTACCAGGTGGTTTGATTCACAAAGGTTAGCATCCTCAGCTGTCCCATGCCTATAACCACAAATATCGCATATAAACCTTACTTCTTTTCTCATCTGCACATCTCCTTACATTTAGTATACATCGGTAAAGTCCTGGTAGTGCCATTTTGAGTAACAGTTACAGTACCCATAAAATCCTCCAGTTTAATTAACTGTGTTTTATTACAGTTATCCAGGTACATTACGACACCATGATATTGGTATACATCCAATACAGATATATACTCACCATAGAAACTCTTATATACATCACCTCTACTTGGGTAATCAATTATCACTCCTCCATTTCTTCACATCTTGTAAAAGTTGGAACTGGTGAGCCATCAGACTGAGTTGATACTTTACTCATAAACCCACTAAGTGTCCTAGCACTTACATAATCATTATCATTGATATCTGCATAAATAACTATTTCCCGATCATTGTCCTGTATAACATCTATTATCCTAAAGTACACTCCATAATAATGACGGTATATTTCACCTCGTTTTGGTTTGTTTTTATCAGTCATTTATTAATCCTCCTTATCTAATAGTTCATAAAACTTAAACATTCGCTTAGTTGGAATATTTGGTGTACCGTTTGTATAGTGAACGTGCCATGGTTGCTTGTCGTAATCGGTTATTTCAAAATCTATCCAGTCCTGTAAATGGTCTCGGTCTACAATATAAGAACCTTCTACGTAATTGTTCCATCTGTTGCTAGAACTATCGAAAGTCTCTCTTGTACCATCGTCATATTCAACTGTTACAACTTCATCCCCAGATAGTACTTGCACAAACAGTTGCTTTATCACCTTATCGCCTGTATCAACAGCAGTGGCTTTACCATTAAAATCGTAAATATTAAATATCATAAATAACTCCTCTGTATTATTAAATATTGCAGTCTATCGGTTCTGATAATTTAACACGTAATACCAGTCCTAATAGTTCACCCGATCTATCTCTTACGTATACAGTATTTATAGCATTCTTAGAATAATAAAACTTGACATCATTCCCGAACGGCTTTAACAGCTTTGTATCTACCCAAATCGGTGTGGCTACATCGTCTTTAGTCTCTAGCTTTCTTAACTTTGCTTTTGCAAAGTCTATAGTGATGCCGGTATCACGAAGTTCTTTACTATCATTGAGACTGTCAAAATGTGGTGATATTTTATCTGATATGGTTTGCAAATAGTGGCTCAACATATTCACGCCGACTGGAATTAAATAGATTGTCGCATTTTTATAAACGATAGGTATATATCTTTTTGTATTTATTGCAATATTGCCATACACTGTGTAGTCCCACGCGGCTCTGTTATCTATATGCTTATATGTATTCTTTATAACATCCACCTGTAGCTTTCCGAAATCCATATTATTCTCTCCTTATTTCTCAAAACTATCATCAAGTGCCTTCATAATTGTTTCAACTCTTTTTGCTCCTAGTCCTTTTATACCCAGTAAAATCTCACTAATCTTAGATAGGTCTATGCCTGGTACTGACTCAACTCCAGTTTTAAATCCATCTGAGTAAGCACTCTTATAAACAGTTTGTAAAAACTGGTTCATTTGGTTGTGGTCTTTTTTCTTTATATCCAGGTACTGCTTTCTATTGATTACATAATCCTTTTGAATTGCCATATTATTCTCCCGATCTACTTAGCCTCAGCTGTAGTATTCTGCTCTAACTCAGATAACTCTATGATAGATATACCTATTTCCTTTGCTAAACTTCTCTCAATGGTCGCACCCTTGGACTTCTCCCAGCCTGGTAGAAGTACCAGCATATCAGACATACCTACCAGTGGTAGGCACACCTCCATGTATTCAGCGTGCTTACCGTTTGGTAGCATATTTTTTAACCACATAGGGTTGACTACATCAGCACCCTTAAATATACTCGTAACTCTATTCTCAGCCTTTAAAAAGTCTAAGTGATAATTCTTATTGTCCGTAATTGGACCGGATAAATACACTCTCATCAGTTTCCTCCATCTTATATCTAACTTCGTTGCCATTTGTAGTTTTAAATATGATAGTATCGGGTGGTATTTCGGTCTTATCGTTGAATATGGGAGATAGTTTTAAATTTACTATATGTAAGATATAATCACAGTCACTATATATTGTTGTGAAAATCATTCTATTATCTAATGACTCATCCATGGGACTACACTACCTCCTTTAACTTCAATCCCCAGTAGATTGGGAAACCACAAGATGTAGACTTCTTATCAAACCACTCCGGGTGTCGCTCCATTTCTGAGTTAAACTTCCTTGCTGATAATATGAAATTACCTTCAGATTTTGACCACATCTTAAATGACTGATATAAGTCCTTAGCCTTGATGTTTGAATTATTATCTCTAACGCATCTCATCTCCAGGAACTGTAAAACTATATCGTTGTCTCTCTCATACTTTGAGATAACTTCCTTTAGGCTACCACTCATTTGCAAGCCTTGTTTCTTATAATGCAGATACCCTCTCACCAGCCACATAAAGATACCACTCATATTGCTTGGATTGCACAACTCATCTTTTAAATGTATATCTTGTTCGTTTGGTGAAAAGTGCCTGTTAAACTCAACCACCTTAATACGCTCTGATGCAAATAAGGACTTATCTGTAACCATTGGTAGGTCATTACAAGATAACCAAAGAGTAAACTGTGGTTTATAGGTGATAGCAGATTGATATAAGGCTCTAGCGGATATCTCCTCACCACCTGTCAGCTGTTTGATTTTCTCTTCATCTAGCTTACCATACTCATTACTCTCGGACATTGTTACAAATCGCTTGCCTTTTAATGCAGCAAGTGTAGGAGATGCCGACTCAACATCCTTTTGCCTATCACCTCTGCAAATCATCCCTACCGGTGCGACCTTGGCATAGTCACCCAGTAATGTTTCTATGGTATTAAGCATGGTTGATTTACCATTCCTGGTGGTCTTACCATGCAGTATGAACATACACTCCTCATTGCTCATACCTAACATTGAGTAGCCTAATGCTCTCTGTAGGAAGTCTGCTTTATCTGTGTCGCCCTCCGTGACTTCGTATATGAACTTCTCCCACCTCTCACTTTTTACATCTCTTGACATAGTGTGATTAAATGCCGTTTGCATTGTAATAAAATCATCCCACCTATGCTCACGAAATGAACAATCAGTTAAGTCGTATGTACCGTTAAGACAGTTTATCAAGTAAGGGTTAGCATCAAACTGTACAGCTGATATATGTAACTCACCAGTTGCATCTTTTAGAATTCTATCCCTCATTCGCCTATCGCCCATCTTATTTACAAAGCTGGTATAAGATTTACGAACATCATCATCCACAATCTCACCGCAATATATAATCATCAGCCTTACAAAATCCTTGATTTTTTCAGATATCAGAATTGCTCCCTCATCTTTTCGCCACGCTCCCTCATGGTAGGTGTACCAGCTTTTATGTTCCGGGCAATATCTAGCCTCTTTGGTGTATAGCATCCCAAAAAGATTCGCCATACCCATTTCCGACCATTCATACCCGGAACTATTCTCATCTGTACTTTCGGGATGTGAATTATAAATCTGATATATTTTATGTGATAAGTCCTCGTCTACAATCACACGCCCATATCGTGTCTTATACAATTCACCCATTATTTACACCAACCGCAATCATGTATATCTAACTTCTCTTCAAGCTTATCTCCAATCTCTAAGAACTCCTCCAAAGTAATTTTATATTTCGTTAAAACCGGTTTAGGTGGATGTCTAAATGGCTTGAATACATGATAGATACAACCGCAATCCCCATCACTCTCATAATCCGTAACTCCAAAATCCTTAACATCTGCTGATACATTATTTACAACAAATGTGGATGTTTCACATGGTAAACTTTCATATGTTTCTATTCGTAATTTCATCTTTTGTACCTCGCTATACTATTACATATTGATTTTATTTCACCATCACTTAGTGGTGGGATACATGCATTTGTATTCACATACAACAGTTCTTTATAAATCTGCAACTTAGAATACCCAATCGTATGCATTGCTCCAGCTACCGAAGTTAGGCTCATATTTCTACCACCACATTTAATCTCGGGATATGTTGGTCGCAATCTTATTCGCCCATCATTATATGCATTCTCCCAACTTGGCGTGTATAGTTTGAAATCCGTTCTTCTCTTATTTCTTTCTTCTCTGTAACCACTAAAATATTTATCTACAATGTAATCAATAGCCTCTTGATTATCTATAATTTCATCATATATAAATACATTCCCTGTTGTTATAAAGTATCTAGCATCCTTGTATATCTCCACACCCTGTAGGTTATTTCTACCTTTGAATGGTAAATTACCTTTTACCAGGATATGGAAACCTCTACCACTTCTTGATTTTTCGGTATAGCTGTGACACTTACCAATGATATCTGCTCCAATCTCACTTAATAAACCATCCGAATCGAAACCTGTATCAATATCAATACCAACTAAGTTACAGCCATTAAACACAAAACCGATATTACTAACATGTCCCTGTTCAATGCATTTAACAGCTGTATCGAAATCCGACCATGTGGTTGAGTTAGTGGAGGATGCTGCAAACCCTGTATAAGGATTTAAGGGTATTTTACTGTTAGCTTTGATACATACCCACTGATTCAATTTTTTAATCTCTTCCGGGATTTTCTCAAACATTTACCCCCCCACTAATTAAATAAGTCCTCTTTCCTTGGCGATATGTTTTTCCAACTGCTTTATAAATCGCCACAATTCGGCGTATTCCATTCCTCGTTGTCTAGCTAACATCTTGATGTTTTCCGGGGAAGTATCGCTGTAAAATGAAATTGCTAATTCCCTATCCTTGGTGGGTAACTTAGATAAAGCCTTGTCACAAGTATTCCAATTCAATTTATCTACTTTTGAATGAAACATTGGATTCCTGTATCTAACATAAAACTTCATACAATGCTCAACATAATCTGATACATAAGATTTACTCATGAAACTCGCCCTCAAAATACCATTTATCGTCTACACATATAGGGTAACCCTCCACATCTGAAGGTCTAACCTTGCCGGTACATGCTATGTTTTTAGCATTCTCTAACGTCATTTTATTCTTTGCAAAATCATTACCGGTAGCTAAAAGAAACCCTACATCACCATTATCATCTACCTTAAATCTATATGTCGTAATCTCGCTTAGTTCGTTCAATCTTTGATTTTTCAACTTGTTGTACCTCCTCTTCGCAATCTAATAAATAAATCAATTGTGCTAGGACAAGTCTAACATCTGCTAATTCTTCTATAACATTAGCCTTAATCCCTCTATTCTCTTTACAAAATGCCTGCATGAGTTCCGACATCTCCTCGATAAGCTGGTTTGTTTGTGTTTTGATTCCGAAGAACTCAGCTATCTTATGTCTATCATCGCTCTGTTCAAGTTTCGTTTTCTTTAACTCATACCACTTTGCTTTTTCTAAATCCTGGTCACCATTTTTAAGAGTATGCCTATAACGGTACTTATAGGCATTTAACTCACAGAATGCTTGTAGTTTTTCTGTACCGAACTTATCGAGCATCTCCTCTATGCATTCTTTTCGACCAGGTATGTTGTAATGGGATGGGTGATTAACCTCTGACATACCAACCTCCCGATCAACCTAATAATGCGTCTATATCTAATCCATTATCACCGGATGCGGACTCAGATTTATTCTCTGGTGCCGATTCACGTGCTTTACCTGTTGGTTCGGTATCAAATCCATCTGCTGGTGACTTATCACCTAAGTTTACAAAAGTAACAGTCTTGGTAGGGTCTTTGCTACTTGGTGCTTTCACATGAACTACTTCTGCTCTTATATAGAGGTCTATCAATTCAGCCGGGTCGACATCCTCGATATCGAAATCATTGAGTGCGGTTTTAGCGAAATATGAAAATGCATTAAGTGCCTTGTCATTGTACTCACCATTCTGGTTAAGAATGTTGTATCTCTCCATATGATTAGAGCCATTTGCTGTAACCATCTTTATTTCTATCTTACCGAAGTCCTCATCATACTTTGCATCATATATACGAAATACATGCTCCCCCTCCGGTATAACTGTAAATCCATTAGTCATTGGTATTCTTGCCATATTATTTATCCTCCTTTTTTCCAAATAATCTCTCATCCATATCAGATGCGAACTCAACCATAGCCATTGCTTTTAAAAGCGTTATTTCAATCGGCAACTCGCTAGTTTCCAACTTTTCATTTACTATCTCATCCCTCACCTTGTTAAAATAATCTCTATCAATCACTGTAGTATTCAACATATTAATTATCCTCTTCTTCCCCAAACAACTCTTCTTCCATATCATTTGCAACTTTGAGCATACTTATTGATATTGCAAATTTCACCATACTACTACAGTTCTTATCATTTAATGTTTCATTAACTATCTTGTCTACAACCTCATCGAAGTAATCCCTACTAAGTAATATTTCATCACGCATATTAACTTCCTTATTTACATACCATTCGATATGATTCGGTTTTCTTTGAATACCTCTCCAACAACCCGTCAGCTGTCAGTGCATCCTTGTCAATTCCTGTTGTTTCTGTCTTTGATATAGTCCAGGTATATCTACTACCGGGTATCTCAACTTTTTTATCACCATCTCTGAACTTTGACATAGCATGTTCCTTGATAATATCGTTGAGTACCTTTAACCTCTTCTCTTTATCATCTATCTTAGCTGTATACTCATCCAGTTCAGCCTTTAATGATTCAGCCTCTTTGATAATGTCACTAATATCATCTGTGTTAGATATTGTATTAGTTCGTAATGCTTTAAGTATGTCGGCATCTTTAACCTCGTCATATTGTGGTGAAACTCCTGTATCAACATGGTCAATCCACCACTGCTCTACCTTTGCTACCATATCTGCAAAGTTTGGATATCTCTCAGATACTTTAAACTCCACAGTTATAGTATTGTTGATATTCGGTACATACTGATCGGGTTTATCATAATCTGTATCATCTAAGAATGACGCAACCATTATCACCTGGTCTACTCCGTATAGATATGCATATAACGCCGCCTGTAGTGCGTAATAATCCGGGATATCATTCTCCCAATCCTCTACCCTTTTGGTGGTCTTCATCTCCAGTACAGCCTCTACTTTACCGTCTTCACCTTTCAGTAGGTAATCCCACATACCACCTAAATGTTTATGCCTAGGGAAGAAATCACCATATGTCTTACTGAAATAGTTCTCTCCCCATACATCTGATGGTCTAACGATATCCATACCGTATGATTTTTCCATATACTCAGCCTGTTTAGGCTCTATTGTCTTACCGGCTATTGTATATATAGTATCTTCAAACGGTTTCTCATATGTTTTCGTAATTGCACACCACATTTCAAACTCAGTACTCCAGGGATTTAAACCCAGTATGGTTGCAAATCTTGTACCCGTTATCTTTTTACATTTCTTGGGTGGTGTAATTTTCACCCTATTACCGTCAAGCCATTCCATCATGAATCCTCCACTTCATCTAAATATATAGTGACTGAATCACCAACTTTACCTATACCACTGTACTCACATAAAGCATCCAGCATCTCGCCACAATCACTTATAGGCAGACTTACTCTAAACATGAGTTCATTGTTATTATCTAATTTAGCTAATATATCCCTCAATTCACCTACTGTCATGCGGCATCCTCTATCAAGCCTGTAATCTTCTGTATCAACTTTTCACAGTCAGACTTCGATATATCTGTAAAACTCTTAGTATGGATTGCAATTTTACTAATCATTTCTTCTTTACTAGGGTCAGCCTCTTTTAACTTCTTTAATACAGCTTTAAGGCTCTTTATCTGTAATTCGGATGCACCCTCATTTGCACCTGTAAGGTTATCTTTTATCTCAGTCCTTTGTGTAGGTGTAGCTGGCACATTTGGTTTAGTTGGTTTACTTGGTGTATCATCATTTCCCGATCCAATGTTTGCATCTATACTGTCAGCCTCGCAAATATCAAGAACCATCATGTAGAGATATCTTCTCATGTAAGTAATTGAACTTCCTAAAGCTTGCATAGAGTTGGTAGCCATTTTACCCTCTTTATTCGCAATAGGGTCTATCTTATCAAACGGTGCTGTGAATGATACAACCTCTTCCGGCTTATCTGTGTTTGCGATACTCATTACAGCATTACCATCAATGAAATTCACCATTGGTAGTAATCCAATCCTTGAGAATATCTTAGTAGCAACCGGGACAATATCATCTAACTCAAAATACTTAAATGATAGATGCATGTTCTTACCTGTTTTCTGTACATTCTCAGCTAAGAATAATTCTCTAGCTAATATCAACTTCTGATATACATTCATATCTCCAAATCCTTTCACCTCTTCTGTAGCTTTCTTTGTTGCCATTTTCTTCTCCTCCTTCAGTTCTTCACCTGTAAAATCACTCAATCTTTTCTTAGCAAGATTGATGTAGAATTCTTTATCAATATCATCAATTGTCAATTGATTTTCGTTATCTATAATGCAGTGATCGGGTAGACTTGCTATCTTTTCATTTGCACCATCTATGGCTTTCACTTTAATTAATGTGCCATACCTGGTATCCTTTGTTGAGTAAACTCGATTTACTTTTTGTACCGGGACTTCTTCACCATCCACCAGCTGATATGCTCTGCTATACTTACTACCAGCCTTGGCTATTATTTGAAAATCAAAGATATCATTGCTATTATTAATGGTATCCTCAATCGGTGTGCCGTTTACAAAGTACTCAATGAGTGCTTTCTTAACGATAATCATATTGTTATTTATCGCCCATGCACCTTTTTCAGATATACCATAGTTAAGATATCCACCAACTGTTTTGACTTCACCATCTGTCTTAATCAGTAGCAAATTATTTACATCCTTAATCCATACCTTGGATATCTCATCTGTTTCTAACTCAAATCTTGTTTCATTTTCCCAGGTAGTACATATTTCATCAACCAGTGGTAATTCTTCTCTATCTACCGAATACATAAGTCCATCAGTATTGAGATTTAATAGCTTTATTGACTTACAAGCATTCAGCAATCTCATTGTTAATACTGTTAGGAATAACTGCCCGGATATTCTAAGCGACCTGGTAGGTAATGGGTCATATAACTCATTAAACTTGTTCTCCTGTGCTCCAGATACTGTATTAAGTGGTAGCTTTAAATCCTTTGATAACTGCTTATCACCACTATGTTTAGCCGTTATCCTATCTTTACGCATTTGATAGTACAAATTAGCATCCGCCACATTTCTTGATAGATACTGATATTCTTCAATTATTGTTGGATAAAGGCTTGATACATCTCTATTCTGTATAACTCTTGCATCCGTTGACTCCTCATAATACTTAGATTGACTACCATGCACCCCACCCCAAGCATAAGTACAAGGCATATCACCTAATGTTATATCCAATGATGTCTTGAACAATTCATCATCAGATATGTCTTTGTCATGAATCGTATCGAAAAATTTAAGTATTTCATTGGGAATAATTCTCTTATCAAGATTATCCGGATACACATATTCTCGCCCATCGTCTCTACTTACATACTTTGCTCCCAGCATTTGTGCCGTAAGCTTAGCATTTGTCATAGACATTGCCTTTACTACATCAATACCGGCTCTTTTACCTAAGTTAGCTTTAGTCTTTAGATAATCAGTCCTTAGATTTACTATCTCCTCGGTACTATCCACATCGTATTTACAATACTCAATCACCTCGTCTAACTCTTCTTTTGTAAGTGGATGGTCGATATTGAAATCAACATTGCTCTCTCTTATAGGTAATCCCAAATGCCCCTCTATTGATTTCAATGATAAGGTCTGTTGCATATCATCCCTAATATCAATATTATTGAAACTAAAGTAAAAACCCTGTAATGGTGGATACTCCCAACCTTGTCCTCCGGAGATTATGTAGTCATTCAACTGCTTTAACTCTTCTGGTGTTAAATCTGCGACTATTCCTTTAATTATGTACTGGTCATAGTGCTTAGAGTTAAATCCCATATACAGATTCTCATTACTGATAGCCATTTTCAAAGCCTCATTATCATTATGAATTACGGTATATGCTCCTGTTTTTCTATCTTTAAATACTACAACCCAGTCATGTTTAAAAACTTCACAGTCATAAACTATTCCTGTAGCCATCTCACCTCCTATTAAATTCTCCAAAATTCGTTCTAATACCTGTACCACTATCGAATTACCGGCTTGTTTGTATAGCTGTGAATTACTACAAACCTTAGATGCTTTGTCAAAATCACTGTCCGTAAAACCCATCAATCTCCAGCATTCTTTAGGTGTTAGTTTTCTCACCAAAGTATTGTCAGATAATACATAAGGTTGTAAATTACCACCTTGGTATGTTTGAATTGTTGGTGATAATCCGTTATCATCGTATACTCGATATCTATTACTATTGATTCTAGTAGCCGTATCATACTGACCAATCTGTATACATTTCATTTTGGTAGAATCACAAGCACATAATGTATCGCAATATTCCTTAGTTTGTATCCTCTTGGATTCTTTGTTAAATGTATTAAACTTAATCTTATCTACTTGCTCTTGAGTTAGATAAAATTTAATATCAACATCATCTTCCAGCATGTCTTTAAGTGATAACTTTAACTCCTGTTTAGCCGGGAATTCATAAGGCTCATCACCCAGTATGCTTATACAAAATACTCTCTCTCTCTCTCTCTACTTTGTGGAATCCCATAATCTTTAGCATTTAATACTTGCCAATAATTTGTATATCCCATCGATTCTAAGAACAATAACCACTTTTCAAAATCACCTTTGAACTGTTTACCAACAAGATTTTTGACATTCTCCATAATCAAATATTTTGGTAATTCGTTATCTGCTTTACTCCTAAGTAGTAATCGCTCCACTTCGTAAAGAAGTCCACTCCTGGTTTCACCTTTTACAATACCCTTTTTATATCCAGCTAATGAAATATCCTGGCAAGGAAATCCATATGTCCAAAGGTCAGCATAATCAAGCTTTTCTACCTTAGAGATGTCACCATAGTTATGTGTATCACCATACATTGCTGTATATGATTGAATGGCATATTTATCTATTTCAGATATACCTACTATCTCATGGTCAATACCCAGATTAATTAATGCTTTACGGAACGCACCTATGCCCGCGAATAATTCATTAACTTTTAACATCTGTACCCTCCACAAAATAACATTTATTCTTCTTATAAATCGAACATCTCTTCTTATACTTCTTAACCAGGAATCCAATATCATCCACGAAGTCATACACTATCGGTTCAGATTTACCATTAAATCTCCTGGCAATCCTACCTATACTCTGAGTAATCACCGCATAATCAGATTGCGGAGTAGTGAGATACAATCTCTCCAGTCTTGGGATATCCAATCCCTCTTTGGCTAAAGAATATGTAGCGAATAGGTATTTCTTTTTACCACTTCGCATATCATCCAGTGCCTGGTCTCTCTCAGCTTTGCCCTTTTTAGTGGTCATTTTCCCACTAACCATTACAGCATCCAACCTCATATCAAGTGGTAACATATTCAACAGTGCTGATAGATGCTCCAGTCTGTCCGATAGTATGAGTGACGATTTATTATCCTCGATACAATCCACTATTACTTGGTTTCGCTCGATATTTTCAGTCAAATATGATATAAGTTTTGAATAATTCAAAGTACCATCTGTATTTAATGCTGACTTGCCAATTTGAATGCCTGTTCCAACCGGGTATATACCAACTTGCAGTATTTTATCAGCAACATCACTTTGGTTGACTTCGTGTACTACTTCTCCGATCAATGAGAATGTAGCCTTTATAAGTCCATCCGACCTATGTACTGTGGCTGATAATCCATATTTATGTCTTGCTGATAGATTATTGAGTACCTTACGATACATAGTAACAGCTGTAGGACTACCACTTACCCTGTGTACTTCATCAACAATGATACAATCCCAGTAATCTTTATATTGGGCTAAGTCAAGCTTGCTCATTGTCTGTACAGTAGCAAATGTAATACCGTTACTGATATTAACTTTTCCACTTGATATCGTGCCTATTAAGTCCGACTTAATGTATATCTCTGCTCTTTGCTTACTTTGTTTTATTAAATCCAGCGTATGACATAACCACAATGTTCTTCTACCGGTTTTCATCGCCAATGCGATACCTATTTGTGTCTTACCGCTACCAGCTGGACTTTGTAATATTCCAAACTTGGCATCGTACATTTTATTCAATGCAACATCCTGGTAGTCATATAATGGAACAGCACCTTCATATTTGACTCTTACAATCGGTGCGAAATTTGATATAACAGATGCACCCTGTATTGCATCTCTTGGTATACTTCTCAGCATTCCAAACGGTAATATTAAATCCTTACCTACAGTTTCATAGAGTGGTAATAACTTAGGAGTATCGCCTAACCATAAATGCATTCTAGCTTTCTTAGCATATTCGGGATTTGATATTGTAAGATTTAACTTGCACCAATCTTTGAATATCTGAGTAGGATTGATTACTCTTAAATTATTTGATACCTCAATAATCATTATCCACCCATTTTTCTAACATCACGCCATGTTTAAGTATTTCACTTTTATTTAAGGAACTTTGCACCGTCTTTAACAGCATTAAATCTGAATATCGCACCATCACAGTACTATTCTCGATTTTCAAAGCAAACCATGCCTCTTCATTTCCCGTATCCACCCAGTGTTGCATAGCTAATTGTTGATTCTCTTCAATTCGGTTTAATTGGAATCTACCTGTGATACAAACCTTACAGTCTATTAGAAACGAACCACCATCCCTAGCAGCAATCACATCGGCGGGTTGTCCGGCTCGGTTCTGTGCTAAGTTATGAACCCAAAATCCGTTTTCACTCAACATCTTACAAAATTCGTTCTCAAAATCATTACCTATCTTTTTATTACTCATATTGTACCTACTTGATTACATGCGTAATCATAAGTATCAGGATTACACTAATGAGTAATACATGTAAGGTCAAAAACCCAATCATCTTTTTCGCATCTGCAATCTGTTTTTTCAAACTCTTATCTACTTTATTCAAATTACTTATCAATTCATTTATTTGGTTTTCCTTGCGAATATCTCTATTTACAAGGTTCTGTATTGACCTTTCGGTTTGGTCATTACCTCCAGGTCTAGCTAATGTTGGTATAGCAAATCCCTTAACCTTATCCATTTATCTCTCCCATTCTCCTTTATCAATTCTCCCGATCTCGGTCATTAGTTTATCTCGGTATATGATGTAACTACTATTGCCTTTACCATTTGCCGGCTCAACAACTCGACCGATGTCAATTGCTTTCGTTCTCATTAAATGCCTCAACCTTGCTGGTCGTATTCCTAATATCGAACATGCCTCAGCGGTAGACATAATCGCTTGTTTCATTTAAACCTCCGATAATTAACTAATTTAACCTCTCTTCCAGTAAAGTATCGGTAGTGACATTAAAATAATCAGCTACCTTTTTCAGATTCGATGCTGTAGGTGAACTAATATCCCATCTCGATATTGTCCCATTACCAATACCGGTTTCCTTTTCAAGTTTTGCGATTGTAATTTTATTCTCATCGCATAATACTCGAATCCTATCTAATATCATTTATCTCCTTTCCCTATATAAAATTATTAGAGAAAAGTCATGTAATCTATTGACTATTATTAGAGAATAATCTAATATATGTATGTCGGTACTATATAAGGGATTATTCTTTTTATGGCTTTTCTCTAAGTTCTAAGCCTAGTATATAGAGTAATCTCTAATTTGTCAATCATTTTTTAGAGAAAACTCTAAAATTTTATATTAGGAGAATTTATGACTACTGTAGATAAGGTAAGAGATATATGTAAAACTCGCAAAATTCCAGTATCAAGACTAGAGCGTGACTTAGGATTTTCAAATGGTTATATAAACCAATTGCGTAAGGGCACATTCCCATCGGATAGACTAGTATTAATATCGAATTACTTGGATGTTTCTGTTTCTGAGTTATTAGGTGATAATGAAATGAGTGATACATTATCGGAACATGACAAAAGAGATATTTCTAAAAGCTTAAATGAAATGATGGCTCAACTTGAAAACGGTGACGATAGTCCACTTATGTATAATGGTCAAGAATTGAGTGACACTTCTAAGGCTCTGCTTAAAAATGCCCTGGAATACGCATTAACCGAAACTAAAAAGGAAAATAAAGTTAAATACAACCCACATAAAGGTGAATAAGAGTGAATACAAACACACGCAAAAAGATTAGAAAAATTATTGCATATTATGAGAGAATGACTAACAGTAGGAATCCTTTAACTATTGCTAAATTTGCCAATATTGGAATACACATTGCTCCACTGGGTGAGTTATCCGGATTCTACAAACTTATAAAAAGGAAAAAGTGGATATTCATTAATGAAAACCTGGTGGATACAGACTTATTCCAGGTAGTAGTGGCACATGAACTCGGGCATGCTTTTCTGCACAGAACAAAAGAATGTGCTTTTATTAAAAACCACACACTACTGTTATCATCGAAGGTAGAGCGTGAAGCGAATATATTTGCAGCTGAATTACTTATCCCGGATGGCACAGAGTGTACTATGGTATATCCAACTGAATTGTTAGAATTAAAAACTGGTCGAAATCGACCACTATAAGAGGTGACATCATGAAAAGAAAATCATATCCCAGGTTACCTAATGGATTTGGTAGCATAAGATATCTTGGTAAAGGTCGTAAAAACCCTTATGCGGTATTAGCACCATCAACCAGCACTTATAAGAATGGTGAATCAGCTTATGATAAGCCTATTGCATATGTTGATACCTGGAACAAGGGATTTTCAGTCCTTGTTATGTATCATGCCGGTACTTACGATCGGGGAAATGATATCCCGGAAGTATTACCCGATACTGCAAATAAATCAATGGTTGATGAAATTGTAAATAATATCGCTAGAATGATTGCACCTAGTTACCTAAAGGGTGACGGACTAACCTTTAGTGAAGTCTATGATAGATTTTATAATGACAAATATAATCAAACAAAAAGGGTTTATAGTGACCAGAGTAAACAAGCAACGAAAAGTGCATTTAAAAACTGTGTACCTCTACACGATAAAACCTTTAAGAATTTAAAACATATTGATTTACAACAAATAGTAGATGAGTTACCTTTAAAACATTCTAGTAAAGAACTTGTAGTACTGCTATTTCATCAGATGTGCAAGTATGCGGTAATTAATGAAATCATAGATAAAGACATCTCAACCAATGTTAGCATTAAGGAAAAAGATGATGACGAACATGGTATACCATTCTCAGAAGATGAAATACAAACTCTTTGGGACAATAAAGATGATAGAATTGCAAGATTTTTACTTATTATGATTTATTCCGGATTTAGGATAAGAGAATATGAAAATATGGAAGTAAACTTGGAAGAGATGTATTTTAAAGGTGGTAGCAAGACAAAAGCTGGAAAAGATAGGACTGTTCCAATACATACTTGTATATATGACCTAGTAGAATCAAGTATTAAAGAATATGGTAAAATCCTCCCCTTTTCATATGCTAAATTTACATATCATCTTGATAAATTTTTAAAAGAACATAGTATCATAAAACACACTGCTCACGATTGCAGACATACGTTTTCTATGCTATGTGATAAGTATGATGTGAATGAGACTGAAAAGAAAAGAATGCTGGGACATGCTTTTAAAGATATAACTAATAGAGTGTACGGACATTCCGACTTGGATAAACAGAAAAAGGAACTTGCTAAAATACAAGTTCCATAAATTTGTTATCGTTTGTTATCGTTAAATACATTTTTTACTAACTTTTTTAGTTTTAATTCAACCTAAAAATCTAGTATTTACAAGGGTTGTGGGCTATTTACCTAGATTTATTAATTAATATATTTTTATTTCTCAATTATTTTTAATAACTACATACTTTCAATATAAAAAGTCCCCCGGACTTTAGATGTTTTATCTAAAACCCGGAGGACTTTGTTAATATATATTATTATTAATCATCTACCTCTACACTACTGGAGACTATAGCTCCGTTTGAAACATTTATATCATATTCATATTCCAAGTTTCCAACTTTGAACTCGATCTCATAAACTTTAACACCGTTTTCATAATCAAGTTTAGCCTTTTTAAATCTTGCTGATCCGAATCCTGCGTGTGAAAGTGCTATCTGCTTTGCTCTTTCTACTGAAATCTCTGAAGTTTGAGTATTAGCCGCTGCTGTACTTGGCTGTGTAGGAATAACATAGTTCTCAATATCCCTATCAGCTGATAATATAGCTCCGCTCACTGCATCTATCTCATAATCATATTCTACATTTCCGCTGTAAAAATCAACAT